ACCATTACAGGTTGAGTGTCAAGACTAGAGTTATAAGTCGTTGTATATCAGTGAATAAAAAAGCGTGTCAAAATGTCACACCTAAATTAAAGCAACAGTCTTTACTACCTAACGTATTTGTTATATAGTGTAAAGTACTATGACGAACAACAGTATTTATAATACGCTGGGAGGAAGAGCGAAGCGATGACGAACAACGACCAGACTGACGCTCTTATGTTTGATTTAGATAACCTCATACGACGGTATCAACAAGAGTACGACCTCAACGATCAGACAATAGTCGGCGTGTTAGAGTTCGCTAAACTGACCGTTTTAACAGACGCTGAGATCATTTTTAGTCCGGAAGATTTAGACGAAGACGACGACTTAGAAGACTATATCAGCCCGCAGTTCTAGTCGCTACGCTCCTATCGCACTTACTCGCTACACTCGATAACTGCTCTTTTAGACTGCTGCAATAGAGTCGCTTTAAGAATTTGGTAGAAAAATCTGAACGGCTTACGCTATATACGCGGTCGTTGTTACCCCCCGAGCCACCCTAGCATTTTTACTACAGCGGGGAGGTATTTGTGCAATACATTAAAAGCTTTTTACACTATAGCCTAGCAGCTCTTTCGTAAGTTGTTGATAGTCAACGCTGTTCGTACAATATTGATTATGTCTAATTTACACGTGTAAAGCTGGCAAACATCTGATTATCAATAGTTTATGTAACAAGTTAGTTTGTTATCTTTAGCTTGTCAGCCTATCGTTCGCAAATCGCAAGATCAGTAGGGTAAATTGCGTCAAGGGTTGATCGTTTCGTATCATTCTATCATGATAACTTGATGCGTCATTTTTATCGCTTAAGCCGTCGACCTTTTCCATATTTGGCAATCGTTTCCATATTTGGAAGTCATTAGTCATTCTGTTAGTTGATAAGACTTGCTAATAGTTGTCATTAGAAACACAGCAAAGTTGCAAGATGGGTAATTTTGTTATCGCCTAATGGGTCAAATTACTATCTAAGGTGAGTTATGAATGAATCAAAATCCATTATTAAAACGCTTCTCGATAGTTTTTTAACTACTGAGGATTTAATCAAAATCGAATTAGCCTTAAATGATCTTGCCGATTATGAGGATATAACGCATAAGAAAGCTAAAGAATTATTGAGTAAGATTAAAAAGCTTAATCAGCAGGCTATTAATTCTTAATCACCACTACAAACAACTCACACAAAAACACTTATTACTATTATGAAAACCACAGAAATTGACACTATTACAAAACTAGAGAAAAACGGCTATATTGGCACTGACGCTTGTCTTGCTACTTCATTATTTGAATACGGTTTGGCTTGGAAAGAAGATGAAAAGCAAATCGAATTTATCTATGGTATAACCGCACATGATCGCAATTCAGAGCCTTGTTTCAATCGATTCGACCGTTGCACATTCGATCTAGATTTAGATGTAAGAAAAGAGTTTGACTGGGCTGATTTTAATGAAGTGGAAAGTTTTATCGGCTCGACTAGTCAAGAGTTTGACAGATTACCATTACCACAAAAGATATCTGATTTAGTTAGCTACTATGGCTTTGAGAATATTTTTGGAAGTAGCTACTGGGAAGGTTTTGAAATACAAGAAAACAATTAATTACAAACAACTCAACTATTATTACTAACAACTCAAAAAACACATATCATGACATACACATTAGAAACTCACGAATTACTCTTAAAAACTATCTTTCCTGATGCAATTGACGGATTCATTGACGAACTTTACGAACTAGAGGAAAAAGTTTGCAAGGTAAATGAAGATTATTGCAACGGTGATCTAGATTACGATAGATGGGAATTTAAGCACAAAGTATTTGAAGGAAAGCTTGAAGATATTTTAAATCCTAGTAATCCAAATGTTTTATATGTCAACGGTGATCCTAGAGGATACGGTTTGAAAATAGAAAGTGAAGAAAAGAATCGTTTATTCGAGCAAGACAAGATCAATATTTATTCCGATATGGGTGGTTACGGTATACTTGCCCCAGAATTAGATTAATAGAAAGGATAACATCATGACATTATTCATTGAGGTAACAAAAGAACAGCATCCCTTTACTAAACAATTACATTATAGGGCAAAGCCTTCGGGAGTTGTGCCAGAATGGCAAGGGGACGGCATAGACGGAAATAGACAACAAGCCATCTCTAAATGTTTTGTTAAATACGAAAACCAAGGTTATTCAACCTATTACATCTTGAAAGGATAAGAACTATATGAAAACCGAAAACAACGAAAACAACGATATGAACTGGATGCCTAAAACATCTAAAAAAGAAATATTAATAGCTGTAATCCTGAGCCCATTTATCTGCCTTACCTTTTGGATATGGCTCATTGTTATTTGTGCAATAGAAGGGAAGTAAAACATTATGAAAATAAAAAACCAATACGATTATCAATTTCCATCTTATGCCTTATGTGCATTATTCAATGGAGACTTAGACGGGCTAGATGATGATGACATTGAAAACTTTAACCGATTCATTGAACAAAATAAAAACATAGATGTTTGGGATGATAAAGACCCAGATAGTGAGCCATACTTTTGTACATCTCCAGAATTTGGTTTGGCTTGTGATGTAGTCGATCTAGTAGGCATTGAATACGAAAAAGAGGAAAGCTAATAAGATGAACAAAGACTTAAAAACCGAATGGCAATTGGATTATGATAAAGGTGATGCGTGGGGCAGTTGCATGCAGTGGCTGTTTGCTGTGTGCGATTACTTGACCTTTGAAACCGATGAATGCGTTCCCGATCACTGGCAATTTAGACCTAGTCCGTTTGGAGCAAATGAAGATGACTATACCTATCAAACATTAAAAGAATTAGATGTGCCATCCGAGGATGTTTTACACTTTGGAAGCTTACTTGTCCGATTCAGTGAGTTATTAAAAAGGAAAGGATTAGATTATTAAGATGAAAATAAAACCAAAACTTAACTATTCAATGTCCTTTTATGGACAACTTAACAAAGATAAAACCTACAAAGCTGTAATCGCAACCAACCAACCAGACTATAAAAAAGAGGGTAAGATATTTGTAGAACCTAATGATGATTTACGAATTGAATTATTACTAAAGAAAGGTGAATACGAGGTGGTAGAATTATGAATTATCCAATATACAAAGTATCAATTGAAAGCTTAGAGAATAGCCTTGATCAGACTTGCAACGAATTAAAAGCGTACCCAAAGGGAAACCTTGGTCTTACTTTAGACAGTGCCAAGGATGACCGATGGCGTGAACTTAGAAAGGTAAAAGATATTTACATGCGAGGCATACGAAAACTAAACAGAATGGCTCCTAAAGCGTTTTTGTTAAAGCGTAGAGATGAAAGAAGGGAGCAAAAAAGAAAATGAAACCACTACTATTACTAACTTTATTGTTGTCCACTAGTTGCAACCATTACAAGCTAACTGACCATCCAACCGACACTTGTCCGAGTGATGAGGGCTTTAGTTGTCCTGTTGACGGCTCGCCCTGTCCCTTTTGTACAACCAACCAATAGAAAACCGATAAAAACAATGAATGAAGAAAACCTATTCAACATACAAACCGAACAATTAAACCAAGAGATAAAAAAGATTAAATGGATTGTTAAAAACTCCGATCAACTTATCCGAGCGATTCGTAAAGAAGTAACGGATGCTAACGCTGAATACTTCAACGATGATAATGCAAGCGTTGATTCTATCTTTCGAGGTGGGGACTTTGACAACTTTATTACAAACTACATAAGCATAAAGCTATGAGCATGACCACACTCTTATGCATTGTATTTATTGGAATCTTATTCATTTCAATGCTGTATTCCGATTAATTAACCGACAACCAAAACCGATAAAATGAAAAAAATACCACTAATAAAAATAAAAGAAACCATAGCAAAAACTCTTAAAGTATCCATCGACGACATTATGAGCCGTAACCGCCACAAGATGCCAGTAATGGCTCGACAATTAAGTATGCACTACGCTTTACGTGGTCGTACACTTGTCAAAGTCGGTGAGCATTTTAACCGACATCACGGCAACGTCCACTACGCAGACGAAAAGATAGAATCCTTAAAAGAGATTGACTGGGAAGTTAAGCGATGGACGGAAGAAATAGAAAAGGAGCTGTTGTCATGACTGAAGTGAACCTTGAACCAAGCGTAATGATCGAAGAGCTACAATTCCATATTTTACACAACGAGATGAACGGAAAACTTGACCCTGATAGTCGTTGGTTTTCTTTACATCTACAATTACAACATCTACTTGACAAGCTGAACAACGAACGACATGACTTGTACGTGTCCGTGAAAAATGATGAAAGCAACCGACCTTTATAAATATGACAAACCGAAAGAAAATAACATACATACACAACACTAACCCGAACGAGTCAACTACTGAGACTACTACTTACTACACGAGCGTTGAAGAATTTACCACGGCTATGCAACGACGGAAAGAAAAGCTTTATCCACATTTAGAAACCGAGATTGTTGAAGTTGAAGATGTGGTTATTGATCCGTATGCATCAGCTTTCAAAGAAGATTCTCGTTACAGATACAACGGATAAACAAACAAACAATAGACTGAGAGAAATGGACGACGACGAACACGAGGAGCAAACAATGATTGACTACGACGAAAGTCTGACGATTGTTGAGTTAGTAAATCAGGGTTGGGACTGGTTTTGGGGACAGAACGAACTGACCTACGACAAGCACTTAAATATTGTGCGATCCGAGACTCCTCGTGTTCGTCCGAAAGTGTGGTTCAATCATATAAACGAGAAGTGAACGCAATCGAAGCCGAGATGAAACGATGGGGACGAGCTACCTATCGCCAGTTCCAACAAATCTACAAGGAGAGCGAGCGTGGTAGTGAGATGGACAGCAGTAAGCGAGTGTTAAGTAAGCTTGCACCACAACTAGCACAACCGATAGAGGACTTCTTTAACCGATTTGCCAGTGATGATAGTCCGTCCATGCCGATATGGCTGTGTTACATAGCAGACTTTCACCCTCAAATGGTCGCACAGATAGCGTTAAAGACGGTGCTTGATAAGATGTACGCAGAGACCCGACACTTCAGTAGGTTGGCATCGGAAGTAGGAAAAGCATTTGAAGAAGTAGCAAGGCAGAGGGTAGCAGAACACACAGTGCCTAAGAATAAGATGTTCAGCGTTCAAAAACCGAAGAGTAAACGATCAAAGATGCAACGATTTTACACGGTTGAAAAGAATAACCGAAGGTTTACGTGTTGGGAGACAAGGCTGAAGGTGTCGTTAGGGGCGTGGTTGTTGGGAGAGATTGAAAGACACACGGGACTAATAGAATTTCGTATTGAACGATTCGGAAAGAAGCAACGAAAGATTGTTACCTTGTCAGCCGAGTTTAGCGATTGGGTCCGACGGTTTGACACATGGAAAGAGATGCTTGATCCAATGCGAATGGCGTTGCCGACAAAACCGAGAGACTGGGTAGACTTTTACAGCGGTGGATACGAAAGCTTTGACGATCCGTTTGTTATGAACCGACCGAACGGTAGCAACTACGAGTTTGCAAGCATGAAGAATCTTTACGTGTCCGTGAATAACATTCAGCAGGTAAAGTGGAAAATTAACACGAAGATTTTAGATGTTGCTCTAAAGTGTTACGAATTGGAACGGGTCTTTGACTTTCATGAGATACCACTGCAACCGTACCTTGAGAACGGACACGAACGACCTGAAGAATTGCGTGAGTGGAAGTTTAAACAGGATAAGATACGACGACGAAACGAAAGTAACCGTAGCAAAAGGCTACAACACGCCAAGATATTACACCTAGCTAAGAAGTATAAAGAGTGGAACGACGTTTACTTTCCGGCACGTGTTGATTACAGAGGTAGGGTATACTATATGCCAGCTTATCTGCACCCACAAGGTAACGACTTAGCACGTGGTCTTTTGTTATTCGGTGATGGTCAACAGGTTATGGATGAAGATGACCTTGAACGACTACTGATTCACGGAGCTAATGCATGGGGTGTAAAGGGTAGCATTGAAGAACGGTTGCACTGGGTAGGTAAACATCAGAAGTGGTTCCTTGAAACAGCTGAAGACCCGATGACTAACGACTGGTGGATGGAAGCAAGTGAACCGTTTGGATTCCTAGCATTTTGTTATGAGTATGAGACGTACACAAAAGAAGGATATGGTTACGTTTCTCATTTTCCTGTACGTATGGACTGTAGTAACAACGGTATGCAGATACTACATCTGTTATTACGGGACACACATCACGCCAAGCACTGCAACCTGATAGCTGACCAACCAGTAGGAGATATGTATCAGCACATTGCTGACCTTGTGTACGAACGGTTGAAGGAGCAGTCAAGTGAGAGTTATATAGCGAGTCAATGGTTCCAACACGGAGTGACAAGAGCTATGTCAAAGGCTGCGGTGATGAATAAACCATACGGTCAGTCGTACTATCACGTGCTCAGTAACTTTTTAAATATCATTGGAGACAACCATCCGTTTCAAGAGGGCGAGAACATCGACGCTATTAATTACTTAGCCGAACAGTTCAATACGGTAGCTCGTGAGGAGTTGGAGAGTGTTGTCCGTATTCAGAAGTTCCTGCGTGGTTGTGCCAATGCAATAGGTAATCAGATAATCAGATGGACTACACCGAGTGGATTTAAAGTGGTACAAGGACTGACTAAAACAAAACGTATATGTTGTCGTACAATTGTCGGTAACATAGCAACCAAGGTTGACTTGGAGGATGACACAGATGAGATC